AAAGGACTGAGGAGGAAGCACCCACAGAAGAAGCATCCCCATTACTTGCAGCACTTACAACACCTGTATAAATGGCAGATATAAACAAAATTCTTGATAATATAGCAGATGAATTTGCAGATAAAGTTGATTTAGCAAAGAAAGAAGTTGTTGAATCATTGATGGAATTTATAAAAGGTAAAAATGCAGAAGAAGCACTTGAAATATTATCAGGTTTCAATATGGAATCAGCTATGGATTTAAAGTTATCAAATGCTTTTATTGCTTATGAATCAGGTATTGTATCTATGCTTGAATCAACATTTACAACAACAACATTATCAGAAGCTACACTTACAAGGTTGTTAAATAATACAAAAGGCATGGTTTCTGATGAAGTTACAAAGCATTTATCTAAAGTATCTATTCAAAGTATAATAGATGGAATAGCATCAGGCAAATCCCCTGCTGAGGTTATTGCTGTAATTGATGAGGTAATGCCAAGAATTGACACTCTTATTAATACTGCATATTCTCAGTTTTCTAATTCTGTCACTAATATGATGGCAGAGAAATTGCCAAAAGATACAAAATTTGTTTATATTGGTGCTTATGATGATAAAACAAGGGATGAATGTATTGAAAAAATAGAGTTTGGCTCAGGAACAAGAGAACAGATTGTAGCACAATTTGGTGATATGAATAATGAAATATTTAATTGTAGGCATAAATGGGAAGAAATGAGCAGCAACCCAGCAGACCAGGGATATAATCCAGAGAAATTCAATGCTTAATTTTAGGTTTTTCCAGAAAATAAATGCAGAAGTTATTAGAAGATACAGGAAGCATATCTTTGACCCTGCTGGTCGTGGTGCTAATGCTAAAGATGTTTATGGTAGGGAATATAAAAGTTATTCAAATAAGGGTGCAGATGTAGGGTGGAGAAGTATTGGGAAGGGGAAAAATAGGAAATCAGTATTTATTGATAGTTATGCTAATAAAAAGAAAACAGGCAAATTAAAAAGGCAGGATGAAAAATTTAAAGATTCCAAAGCACCTGTATTAACAGGTGATTTATATAAGGATTTTCAATTAGTAAAACTTGGAAGGTCTGGTTTTACATTTGGTAATGTGGCAAGGCAAAGCACAGTAAAATTCTTGAAACAAATGGGTAGGGTAATAATGGCAGAAAACAAACCTTTACCTGATAAGGTTGGTAGGTATATAATGCGTGAAGCTGATAGATATGTGAAAAAGGAACTTAGTAAAATCACTAAGGGCAAGAAAAATATAATAATAAATATTTGATTTATATCACAATTAGAGATATTTTTAATAAATAATTAACTCACTAAAGAGGTATAAAATGGCTGAAGAAACACAAAACACTGAGACAACAGAGAATCAAAATCTTGACACAAAAGTCAATGTAAAAAATGATGTGCCTTATGATAGGTTTCAGGAAGTAAACCAACAAAAGAATGAGTTTAAGGGACAATTAGAATCATTACAATCTGAGATTGCTAAGATGAAATCCTCTAAGGAGGCTGAGAGGCAGGAGGCAATGAAGAAGAATGAGGAATTTGAAACTTTATACACAGAAACTCAGGCTAAATTGGATAAGCAGACTACTATCAATGAAGGATTGAAAAAGGATGTAGATGGATTCAGGGCAGGGCTTTTGGAACAATTACCAGAAGAACGCAGGGAATTTGGTACATCAATGGACATGGCAACCTTGCAGAAATTTGTATCAACAGAATTACAAACTGCAAATGCTGATAAAACAAACCAATCAAGACCTGGTAATCAGCCAGGTGGAGAATTTGGTGGATACTCATCTCATGCTGAATGGGCAACTAAAGACCCTAAGGGATATCAGGAGGCTAATAATTCTATAAATGGGCAGGGCATAAAGATTGGCTACTAAACCATTTGGGATTGATATAGACCCTGAAAATAATTTAACTCATGAACCACAACCTGATGGAGATGTCAAGACTACTTACAAGGGAAAAAATATAGATTATATGGATTATATTGATGAACTTGAAGAAAGGACTACATTAAAATCACAGGGGAAAAGTTTAAAATCCTCAATGGGTTTGTTTGCTGGATTTGGTAAGGGAACTTTAAATAAAGGAAATAAATAATGGCTTTAACTAATACTTCAACTGCTGCTGGTGGTCTTGGAAAGACTATTGGTGATGCAGTAATTGCTTTTAATCATGTAAATGTGATGTTGCCCCTTGTAACTGTAAAACAGGCTGCAATGGGTTCAAATTCTGTTCAATTTTCAGATTGGACTAAATTAACATCAGGAAATGTAACTGCTGCTACACAAGCAACTGCCACTACTGCTGTTGCTATTACAACAGCTGCAAGAACAGCAACAATATCAGAACATGTTATTGAATCCCAGGTAAGTGATTTAGTTCTTATGGGTAGTGGTGATGATGTAAATGGGAATGCTGGTCCTGCACTTGGTAATGCTGTGGCTGCTAAATTGGATGATGACCTTGTTGAACTTGGTAAATCATTTTCACAAACTGAGTCTACTGCTGGAACTGCTTTGGCTTTATCTCATATTTTTGGAAGTATGAGACAGCTTAGGGCTGCTGGTGCACCTATGCCATATAACCTAGTTCTTTCACCAAAGCAAGTTTGGGGTGCTAAAGGTATTATTAGCTTGTTGCATGATGATGCTGTAACAGGCTCAAATGCTAAACCAATGTCTGTGATGGGCACAAAGGGTGATGAGGCATTTAGCGTTGGTTATGTTTCATCTCTTGGTGGCTTCAATATCTATTGGTCTGACCAAATTGATGAAAACGTTGGTTCTGGTGGTGATGCTGCTGGGTTTGCATTTTCTTCAGGTGCAGTTGGCTTGGGTGTTGGTGCTGAAGGTCTGTTTAGAATTAGAGAACAGAGAGAAGAATCTGAAAGAATGACTAAATATGTAGCTGTTGGTTTCTGGGGTGAAGTAGAAATCAAGGATGCGTATGGTGTATATATTCTAACAGATGTCAGTTAATCCTTACTGACCTATTTAAAATGGGGAGGTGGGAAACTGCCTCCCCAATAATATGAGGTAATAATGGAAAAATATTTTAAAAAACCAAATGGCGTTGTAATACAATATAATTCTGAAAATCATGATTTAAAGTCCTTGAAGGAAAGATTTGAAGAGTGTAATGCCAATGGTAGTGCAATTAAAAAGGCAACAAAGGGGAAGAAGTCTAAGAAATAGAATCCCTGATGTTTGCATCACAGTTTAACCATTTTCTTTAGCAAAGGGAGAACAATAAATGGCAAATCCAAGACAGTTTGCAGTAATTGAGGCACAGAATTTGCAACTTGGTCAACAAGGGGCAATATTTGAGGATGGCACAACTGCTGTAACTTCCAAAAAAATAATAGGTATTTACTTTCTTGTAGATACAACATTCACAACATTAACACCATCATCTTCTGCCTATATAGGTACATCAGGTGGGAATGGAGATGCAGTAGATTCATCTAATACATTCCCTAAAGGTACTACAATATATGGTCAATGGACTGCTTTCACTTTAGCAAGTGGTGCTGTTGTGGCATATCAAGGCACATTTTGAGTTTAATTGATAATATCAAAGAATCAGAGGGTTTCAGGTCAAGGGTGTATCAATGCACAGAGGGATATGATACTATTGGTTATGGCTTTGCAATTAAGGATTTAGTATTATCTGAAGAAATATCTACCATGATATTGGTGGAGAAATTAGATAAGATTAATGATAGACTTTCAAGCCATGATTGGTTTATAGATTCCCCAGATGATGTAAGGGATGTGCTGGTTGAAATGGCTTATCAGATGGGTGTAACAGGACTTTTAAAATTTAAAAAGACCCTGTTATATGTTAGCAACAGGAAATATAAAGAGGCATCTGTTGAAATGCTGGATTCCCTGTGGGCTAAACAAACCCCAAACAGAGCCAAGAAATTATCTGATATAATGTATAATTCAGGGTGATATATGCAGGAACTTAAAAGTATTGGTATTGGAAGTTGGATTACAATAGTGCTTGTTTTAGGCAATATTATGTTTGTGGCAGGGGTAACATCCAAAGATGTATCAAATGCCCAAAAAACAGCATCTAAGGCTCTTGAAAAGGCAATAGGGAATGAAAAGGATATTGCTGTAATTGAAAATTCCATAGATAAGGGGTTTGAGGCAATAGAGAAACTTATTAAGCATGGGAATTAGTGGAACAATTTACAGATATTGCAGAAAGATTTGGTCTGCCTGTTGTAATGCTTTTGGGTATGAGCTATGGAATGGTTCAGATATTCAAGTGGATGGCTAACCATTTAATGAAACAACTTGCAGAAAACCATTCAAGGATTGAGAATATTGTAATCAAGCTTATTGACAATTCAAAGCAGGAAAGGGAACAAAATAGGCAGGATATTAAAGAAATACTTTCAAGAATGGATGCTACTTATTCAATGATGGCTAAAATATACAAAGATAATGGCAAATAATGAATAATAGAATAAGTGATAAAACGAGTTTGAATATCAGCCTACCAATGATTGTGCAAATTGTTGGATTTATTACTGCTATGGTTTGGGGATATAGTCAGCTTACAACAAGAATAGCTTTTGTAGAAAATGAATCTAAAAGAAATACACAAACTATTGATGAAATGAAAGAATTGCAGGATGCACCAATACCATCTGATGTAAAACAAGATGAGCTTCTCAAAATGATAATTGCGAGGATTGGTGGGATGGAAGATGATATGGAATATTTTAAAAGAAAGATGTATAATAAATGACTTACAAAGATAATGGCAAATGATAAAGGTGCAAGGTCTTATAAGGGTGAGGTTATTGGTGATTCAATGGCAATTACTATTAATTTTAAATGGCTTTTACAAATCATTGCTGGAACTGTTATTGTGGTTTATGCCTTCTGGAAACTTGAAGGGAGAATTCAGGAACTTGAAAGAAACATGGAACTTGCACTTAATGAAATTGAATTACATGAACAGGAGAGAAAGATTGCAGAGGAAAAGCATATTAAGGAGATGGAACAGAGAATGGAATGGTATGAAACTGAACTTAATTTAAATCCATTTAGTTGGGGGAAAAATAAGAAATGAATAAACTTGCTACATTTTTAAAAAACTTTGCTATTGATTATGTTGTTAGATATTTACAGGATAATAAAAAGGAAGTTATCAAGGTTGCAAATAAGGAAGTGAATTTGCCTATATTAAATGAAAAGCAGGAGGCTGATTTAATGGATGCAATTTATGATGTACTCCTTGCTGTGGTTAAGGGTATTAAAAAATAATGTTACCAGCATCATTTGCTCCTATGATATTAAAAATGATATTAGGTAAAAAGATTTTGCCTAAATTAAATGAAGCTATTGCAAGTCATATTGCAAAAATATGGAAATTGGATCAAGTTGTAAATTATATGGAACTTCCAAACGATGCTGATAAATTAGGTGAAAAGAATCAAGAGCATATTACTGTGATGGCAGGTGAAATTGCAGAACTAAATACAAGGCTTGAAAAAATAGAGCTATCAAGCAAAAAAGCTAAAAAGTCAAATGGCAAATGATGTAAAATTACAAGAATCTCATCCTTTAGACGAGAACTTACGACCAATTAAGGTTGGGGGTAAATCTTCTGCCATTGAAACTGCACAATCTGGCAATGGTGCAAGAGTGAGTGGTGATTTAGAGGTTACAGGTGATGTCTATGCTACAATAGAAAAAATGTATTTAGGATTAGTTCCTGGTTATTCAGGAACGATTTTAGGCTATACTTCTTTGTTAAATGATGCTGCTGATACAAGTTATGGTGTAACTACTTCTTTTGTAATCATTGATTCAGATGCAAGTGTTACTTTTGTAGCTCCTCCAAGTGGGAATGTTGAAATATTTGCAAGTGTCTTTTGTAAATGGACACAAAATAGATGGTTGCAATTTGGATTGTCTGATAATGCAACTTATAATACAATAGATGTTACTCATGAGCATTTTATTGGGGAAGGGGATGAAACTGATGAAATGCAATTAAATCATAGATGGGTAATAACAGGATTAACAGCAGGAACAAGTTACCGGTATTGGCTTGGTGCAAAAGCAGAACAGGCAGGAAGGATAACTTTATATTGGGGAGGGGATGCAACAGGCGAATATGCCCCTTTTATTATGAAGGCAATAGCATTGCCAAAAACGATTGAAGGAGAATAAGGATATTTATTAATGCCAAGTTTTAGTAATAATACATTTGCAAGTTATTTCAAAAGAATATTGCAAATTAATCAAACAGGAAATAGTGGGATTGATTCTACTACAAGAAATATCCAAACAGGGGATGGCTCTGCCACATCTGTTTCTATATCAGATGATGTATTTGGAATACAGCCTGTAAATGATGATACTACTTCAGCCCATTATGTTAAAAAGCAGAATGGAAATAAGGTTTTAGATGTAGATACAACAAATAGTTTAGTTAAGGTTGGGGCAGGGCAAGTAAATGCTACTACAATTTATCAAACATTTTCTGCAACCTCAACTGATTTTGCTTTAGTTGCTGCAAATAGACATGTTCCTATGCAGGTTGTTGGGGGTACTATTCAGGGAATTGCAACACTTGGCACAGGAACAAACCCTGATACATCATATACAATTTCCACAACTGCTGATGATATAGTTAATAGTATTTGGTATATACCTGATGCTATTACCATTGATGCAATTTATGTATGGATTGGTGCAGATGCAGCAACGGGCGATACGCTTAGAATGCACCTTATGAGTTATGATATTGATACATCTAATGGCTCAACAGGGGGTGATTTATCAAATGGGGTGGTTGTGGCTGATGGTGCTGATATTACAAATGCAGGATATGAACAGGCTTATTACCAATCAATGACAATACAATCTGCTGATGTTGCATCAGGTAAAATACTACTTTTAACTTATTTATGTGATTCAGTAAATTCAGATTATTCAATTAATGCAAGGGTGAAATACCATATTCAATAAACATGGATATTAAAAAGAACAGGGAGATATTATGCCAAATTTAACAACAAGATTAAATTTAAACGCAGGGGGTAAATCATACCCCTTTTCAAACAATTATAATTATAATGAAGTATTTGAGATAGACCAAGTAATAGATGATGCTGATTCTTTTGTTAGAATTTGTCAATTTACTCCAGGCTCTATATCTACCAATTCATTACAAAATGCTAAATATATTTGTATTTACAATCCATCAAATCAAACTATTGAGATAAGATACCATATACTTTCTTGGACAGCAGGAACTCCAGATACTGTTGGCTCAACAGCCTATATATCAAGGTTATTAATGCCATCAGAATATATTGTAATACCTAATCTGTATTTTATTGATTATTCAACAACAACATCTGCTACTAATGGAGGAACTGCTACTTTACAGAGGTCAGAGCCAAATGGGAAGGTTAATTCAGGGGCAGATTTAGCAGCAGCAATATCATCAACAACTGCCACAACTATTACTATTGATGATGGTTCAGGGAGTGGTGCTATTGAGGAGATTTTTAAAGTGGGCGATCATATTAGAGTAAATAATGAGGTTATGCGTATTACTGCTGTTACATCTGATGATTCTGGGGTATTAACAGTAGAAAGGGGAGTATTAGGCTCAACTGCTGCTACACATTCAAATAATGACCAAGTAGATTTCTTTTTTTATAATAATTATGTTGATTTTGACCAGCATTCTGTTGTAAAGACAGATTCTAATGGTAAATTCAAATCATCAATTATACCATCAGGTGACCTTCATTCTACTCATCTTGCAAGGGCAACTACTACTGATGATGGTATTGTTCCTGGCTCTTTAATGATTATGTTTTATACAAAAGGTGCATATCAAGAACTTGGATTATCAGGTATTACAGCATCAACCAATTCAGGTTTAACAGCCTCAACTACTTATCAATTTACAATAGCAGTAGATGGTGGCTCTGCTTATGACCTATCATTTACTACTGATTCATTAAACTTTGGTGGCACTAATGGGATAATTCAAAAGATTCAAGATGTATTTGATACACAATATTATACAACAAGCTCTAATTTATTCCAGAAGAAGGTAACAATATCAATAGTTAATGGTGATATAAGATTTACATCAGGTTCTAATTTATCTACATCTGCGATTGCACTTGGTGATTCAAGTAGTGGTAATGTTGATATTTGGGGTGTTGGCAGAATACCTGCATTAGCATCTGCTGAAGGTGCTGTTACTGTGGATGTGCCTGATACTACAATTATTAGAGGTGGAATTTCCACATTTAATAATGGGCAAATGGCTATGGATGATGGAAATGGCAATATAACAGGAATAGCACAGGGAACTATTGATTATGAAACATCTGCAATTACACTAACAAATGCTCCACCTGATGCTGAGATGCAGATTACTTATGCTTATGATTCTGCTTTGGCAGGTGGTGTAGATACAAACAATACTTTAAGCTCTATATTGGCAAGAAGTACATCAGCATATAGGAATGCAAGTATAAAAATATTGGCTTTTAATTAGGATATATTATGGCAACTGATTTTAAATATGCACTACAAACTGACTTGGAAATGTATTTCCCTGAATATCATAATTTTGATAGCAAAAGACAGATTTATGGATGGGCAACAACAGGAACATCTAATTTATATATTGCCCATAATACAGGACTTGTAACCATGCTTTATAAAAATGGTGAGGAATTGTCTTCTGAAAAAGGTTCACAGCCAAGTTCTAATGATGAGTGGAATTATGTAGAGGCTGCTGATTATGTGCATTTCTATCATTCATCAACAGACCCAAGAGATATTGTAATGGAAGGTGGGCAGGATAATTCTACTTATATGGACCAGATGCTTGTAAATGCAAGTATGGAGTTAAATAGTCTATTAGATAAAAGATTCCCAATGCCCCTGCCTAAATTTGCTCAATTTGATTTAGATACATCTTATACATCATCAACAGTTGAATATGATGCAATTATAATCAAGGCAACTTGTTATATTACTGCTTCTAATTTAATGAGGCAATCCATGAGAATGGATGAAGCTGATTATTATTTTAATCTGGTTACTAATGCAGAGGGAACAGGGATTGTTGATAAATTAAATAAGGGTGATAGTAAATTAGCATTTGAAACTGACCACCAGGATAGCAAGGGAAAAGTGAGGGAAATCACAAAATCAGGGTCAATGAGCCTAATTGAAACAGGGGGTGCTTATGTAGGAAACCCATTTGAATTATTTGAGATTGAATGTACAACAGGGGGTGCTTATGGTACTGCTGAGGTTAGTGTTAAATCTTATGGCTCTGATAAATTGCTTGGAACAACTACCACAGGGGTAAAAATAACAGGTGGATTGCAACATATATTAAATGGGTGGTATGCAAGATGGCAAGGTAGTTCAATGACATCAGGGGATAAATGGGAAGTTCAATTATACTCTGATAATAAAAAGGTTACTAATCAAGATTTTGGAAGCATAGAATTAAATAGATAATGGCAGTTACTTATGATAAAATAAGTTATAGTGAGATTGAGCTTGGTTTGAGAAATATTATCAATGATGAGTTTAGAAATGTTTATATATCAAATAAATTTAAAATGATGGGAACTGAATGTATCAGGATTAATTTAGAATCTTCTACCTTAGTATTACAAACAGCATCACTTGAAGAAAGGGATTATAGTGTAAATATTAGGTATTATCATTTAGGCGATTTAAAAAGTGAAATTGTTAATAAATCTATAAAATCCAATATTGATAGACTTAGAAAACATTTATTAGATAACCAGACAAGTTCAACTTATAAATGGGCAGAACTGCAAGTTCAAGAGATAGAATACAACTTGCAGGATGATGAGAATGAGGATAATGAGAATTTACATATTGCAAATTTCACAATTTCAATAATACATCATAATGGATATACATAAAAGGAATTAAATTATGCCAAAATATAAGATAAAAAAATCATATTTAGAACTAAAAGATTCAGAAAATATTTGTTCTATTGGTTCACATACAAAAAATGGATTATTAAAAGCAGGTTATGAGGTAGCACTTGATAATGTTCCTGATAAAATTTTAAAACATTTAACAGAAATTAAGACAAATAAAGGAGATAAATAATGGCTTTAGAAACACAGACAATATCCACACAGGAGATTAAGCCAATCTTTTGTTTTGATGCCTCAACAGCACAGGCTTTAGGCACAGCACATGAAGATGCTCATACCTACTTTGATTTTCCAATACAATCTTTTACTATTCCTTATAATAGTGCGACTTTAGAAGTTGCACCTAATTATACAGGCCATGCAGGGCAGTTGGAAAAACAGGGAATACATAGGTCAGACCAACTAACCTGGAATTTTGATGTATCATTTTTTGGCACAGTAAATGCTATTTTGGCTAATTGTTTATGGGCTTGGGGTGATGGTGCTTCAGCTTGTGAATTAACACCTGCTATTGGTATTGGTAATGGAACAGCAGGAGATATGCAAATGAAACATGGTGCAACATCTACTAACCATAGTACTGTTGTTTTTAGAAATGGTGGAACAGATGCATCTAATGAAGATTTAACAGTTAGAGGTGCAGTAGTTCAATCAATGACACTTGCTCAATCTGTTGATGCAAATGCAGGTCAATTAACTTGCAATACTACATTTTGGACAGCATATCCACCAACAGAAGAAGCAAATAGTGTTTCTGTTGATACAACTGATACAGGTAATGCAGTCAAAAGTATTTTTGATTTAAACACTAATTCTGCTGCTTCTGCAATACAATTAGGTGGTCAAGAATTAATGCCCTTATCTTGGGAAATAACAATATCAAGGTCGTTAGAAAGGGTTGGTTCACAAGATTATAGTAGTTTCTTACCTTATGCCTATACACAAACAGGTGCTTGGGAAGTTACAGGTAATGTGGTAGTTAAGGCAGATGATAATACACATGACCTTATTGCAAATTTAAAGGGTAATTCAACAGGTATTAATTTATCTATTGATGAATCCTCTGGTTTTGCTATTGATTGCCCTGATGTAATGGTGGATGCTTCTACAATAGAAACAGGTGGTAGTTTTTTAACACACACAATACCATTTAGGGCATTTGCTGCTACTACAAGTGCTAATATTATAAGTATCACAATCTCATAATGATTAAGGTAAAATCTTATAAAGATTTAAACCATGATTTCAAAGAATTTGAAATTCCTGAAGATAAATGGAATCTTGAAATCAGAAGAAAAATAAACAGGATGGTGGATGATTGTACTAAGGGCAAAATGGTTGAATTTGATGCTTATTGTGATATTTTAATTATGGCTACTAAATTAGAAGAAGATGATATTTTTAAATTATCTGAACATGAAATTCAGGCTGCTGGATTAACTATTATTTCAATGATGAATAAAAAAAAATAGATGAATTGCTGCTTATCATTAATTGTAGAATTAGTTTTTATGGATTGCAAGATAATGCCTTTTCAGGCATTTCATTCCCTTATGTAGCATTATGTCCATCTATAAGGAAAAAGGCTGAATTTGGTAGTATTTTGGATGTATATGATGAAATTATAAGATTATATGAGGAAGCAGAAGAAAAGGGGTTTAATGTGGGTGATGCAATATGGAAACAATCATTTTACTTTGCAGACCATGAGCTTCTGTTAGATTCAGCAATGCAGGATAGAATTAAAGAATATCAATTCTGCAAACAATTTTCCTGTCCCCCCTACCCAAGTTTACAAGAAACTCCACCAAATATTATTGATGATTTTACAATTATTGAGCAGGAAATCAAACATTGTATAGAAAGGAAAAATAATGCCTAATTTTTTAATTAATGTAAAGGAAAAAGGTGCTAAGAAGGCTACTAAGAATATAGGTGGATTAAATTCTGCTCTTGGTGGATTAGCAGGGAAGGCTGCTCTTGCTGCTGGTGGTTTTTTTGGTGCAGGGATGTTACTTTCTGGAATGAAAAATGCCATTGATTTGGCAGGAAAGCAGGAACTTGCAGAAAAGAAATTGGAAGCATCGCTTGGTCATACATCCACAGCATTATTAGAACAGGCAAGAGCATTACAA